AGTAAGCTAGGCTCTTCATAAATGTATTGAACTGCTTCAAAAATAGAACGTTGTTGTCCGCGAGCAATTTTTCTGCTTTCTAGTGTGAACAGTTTTTTAGCACTATCTTTGTCGATGAATAGTCGGTGAACCTTACTAGATGTATCTCGTTGGATGTTATTCATCCTGTCTTTGCTTGGATCATCAATATATTTGTCAAACAAGGCACCGCCAAGGATTTCCCATTCTCTACCTTCTTCGCCAGTCCAACGAGCATTGCTTGGATCACCTTTAGCGCCAAATTGTACAATATCACCAACCTTACGATTACCTGGGCCGCTTTCTTCTTTACCTGCATCTGTATCTAGTGTAGTACCTTTTGGTTCTTCAGCAGGTTTTTCTTCTCCGTCTTTACCTGGCATAGCACTGATGCCAGCGGCAGTACCTTGGGCAACTGCAACAATAGCATCACCAACTTGGTTCATACCATCTCTAATTGCATCGTATCCAGTAAATGCTAATGTAGATGCATCAACACCAGCTGCCGCTTCGGCAACTTTTTGTGCATACTCTGCTGTTGTTAACTCTGCTAGCTTGGCATTAAATGCTTGTAATGCAGATGCCGCGTCGGCGCCGTTGCCACCGGGTGGCATTGCATCATAGAAAGCTTGCTTTAAGCCATCTAACTGCGTATAGTCTGCCTTTAGCATAGGCACATTTGAAACGTCAATGTAATTTTGTCCATTGACATTTACATTCATATTAACATTGCCAACAACATCATTAATAGGTGTAATATTTGTTGTAATGCCAATCAAGTCTGCTAGGTTATCTGCAACTGCAATAACTGCATTCTTGACCAACTCAAATGCTTTACCAGTAAGCCAGGTAATTGCGGCTGTTTTGAGACCGTGTCCAACTGCTGTAGAAAGCTTTTCACCTTTAACTAGGTCAACACCTGCTCTTAATGTATATGCAACCAATGTTGCGCCACCGGGGCCGGTTGCTAAACCTGCAACAACTGTTAGTAGACCAATGATGGCCGCTGTTGTTCCAGGATTGTCTTTTGCAGCCTGTCCAAGTGCATTGATATATTGAACTACTTTGCTGTCGTCACCGCCCAGGCCACTTTTAACTTTAGCTTTTAAATCTTCAAACTTTTTGTCAAAGAATTGTACAGGCGCAGTTTGTTGTAGCCACAAGCCAACTTGGTCCATGACTTTGTTTACTTCTTTAGCTACATCAACGCCTTTACCAATCATAGTGCGGTTGTTGCCGCCAGCTGTGGCACCTTGTTCGATGCCTTTAAAAATGTTATCAATCTCTGCCTGTGTTAAGACTTTCTCCATCAAAGGTCTAAACTCGTTGTACATTCTGTTAACAACATAGGCTTGTTCGGGAGTCAATCCTTCGCAAGACTCGGCCAATATTCTGCGGCTGTTGATCATTGCTTCGGTAAGTTTGTTTAATTGTTTAATTTTCATTTGAAAGTTCCTACGCCGCCGCTGTATTTCCACATATCCTTTAGTAACTCAAGTACTTGCGGATCAGTTATTAACCTGCCATTAGCATCAAGGAATTTCTGCCACTCGGCTTTGAATGCTTCGGGGTCTGTAAATATTGCCGCATCACCTGGTGGTGGAGACTCTGTTGGTGGGGCTTCAGTTGATGGTGCTGTTGGAGTCTCTGGTGCTCCGGGTGTTCCTGGAGCGGTTGGTGTTTCTCCGCCTGCTGGTGCTGGGGCTCCACCTGGAGTTGGGGTTGGTGTTTCGCCTGCGGCAGTAGAACCGGCACCAAACTTCATGTTGTCAATTAAGCCAAATGCATCACTGCCCCATTCTTTGTATAATTGGAATGACTGAGGTCTACCTTTTTGAGTTTCAGCGGCAGCAATAGCCATCCAGGCTTTAAGCTGTTCTTGAATTAAAGGTGTGACTTTGGTTACAATATTGTTGACTGCGTTTGGATCAATACTTGCATCATGTCCTGCTAATAAGGTTTTTAATTGTGTTGCTGTAACAATCGCAGGAGGGTTACCTGCAAGTGCTTGTAGTCTGTCACCTGGTAAGTCAACTAATTTGTTTTGTACAGTATTAATGATGTGAACTACTAACCCAGATAAGTTTTCCTTAAGAGCTTCGTTTGGCTTTAAGGATCTAAAATCTGCGGCAGTTGGATCAAATAAGGCATCAATGACTTGCTGTCCTAGTTGTTCAAACTTTTGCTTTGCGGCAGGATCTACCTGGAAAGGTCCTGCACTAGCCGAGTCGGCTTGTAATAATATAATTGCAGAAGCAATAGCTAAACTAACGTTCTTAATTGTTTGATCGAAGTTTAAAGAGCCAATGGGGCCTGCTTCGGCACCCGTTGCTACTGCAACAATCGTGTCAATAACTTGGTTTACACCGCCGCCAGCAACTTGAGATACGTTAGTTTTGTTGTCTCTTAAGTATCCAACAATTTGTTCTGCACTTACTGCACTATTATCAGCTTGAGCTACTGCTACACGCGAGTGTGATGATACCTGGACAATGTCCGCAACAGGCACATCAGCTTGACCGTTTTTAATAGCTTGGATGCTGTTTCCAAGCTGTTTTAATAAAGGACCTTCGACTTGATTAGCAATGCCATCTGCTACTTTATTCAAGGCAGCGCCTTGCCCACGCAAGGCACGGATAAAGCCAGTGACGCCATCGCCGCCGGCCATATTTTGGGCTTTTGCAATTAAATTATCTAAAAACCCTTCTTCGATAGTTGTTCTTTTTAATTCGTTGATTTTCACTGCTCGTTTTCCTTGATGGATCTTACTCCACGGGTAAACTTAGCAGGATCACCATTTTTAATGGCCAACTGTAGCCTTCTAATAAGCTCATCAGCTTGGTGCTGTGGGTAATTCTGCTGGATAACTTCTACTAGATTAATTACGCGGGCAATAGCTTGTACAGCAAGGCCTTCGACCAAATGGTGCTTGTCTTGCTTAGGTACTAGCCCTGTAATTTCGTCAAGTATACTACGAGTTTGTTTACGCATGATAATTATATTTATGAATAAATAGTTTCAATAGGAGCTACAGAAATGCAACTTTCCCCAAGTGCCCAAGAATTAAGAAACTTGGCAAATAGAATACAACAATTAAGTGAGTTCGATACGCACACAGATACAGGCGAGCCCGACCACGAAATTACATCTGACGAACTTTCACGTTTAAAAGTTACCCTACGTTCGTTAGTTGACAAGAAAACACAAAGCCGTTTTATGATGGTTTTAAACAAAATGGCAAGCGAACAACCCATTACTGCTGGCGAAGCAAAACTTATCACTTCAGCATTTGTTAGCATGGTAGATCTTATTGTATCTGACCCTGCTCTTATGAGCCGTTTACGCCATGATATTTCAAGTTTTAACGGTCCCGAAGACGAGCCAGAAGCTATTGTCCCTGCAGATGACGATATTGCCGCTGACGTAAAGCCAAACATTGAGTACGAGCCTAAGTAATTAAAGGTTATCCCTACTTACAATAGCCCTTAGCGCATTTCTGTTTGCATTGGTAGCAACAGGCGGAGTTAGGGGCTTTTCTACGGGCAAACCAGAATTAGGTTTTGTAATATCAAACCCTTCTTTTGCTTGTGGCTTTTCCCAAGATGTTGAGCCACCTGTTGGTACAGTAGTACCCATATTGCTTGTTCTACTAATCTTACTATACAAGTCTTTGGTGCTTGTTGTAGTAACATTGCCAGCATCAACAGAATCACAAATACGCATTGTATCTGGGTTAAAACTCAAATCAATCTTTTGTCCAACACCAGAACTACTACGTGTCTTCATAAACTGGATTTGTACTGTGCCACGTTCCTTCATGCTAGGAGTACTATAGATACCAAACACGTTGTCAGCTGTTTGAATCTTAGACAAACCACCAGCAATCATAGAATGGTCAAATTCTACACTTTCTACAGCACTACGGTTTAACTGCGAAGCTGTTGCCAACAACAAGTTTTCTGTAACAACCAAGTTACGCAATTCTTCTGCTACTAACTTGTCCTTAACAAACATGTCGCTAACACTAATCTTTTGACTTGCTGGCATCATTAAGTCCAGGTAATCAACTAAAATAGCATCCACCTTAATGTTGCGTTGCGTTTGAAACTCACGCACCCAAGCTAGCACATCGTTTGCTGTAATGCCGTTAGTAAGTTGAACGATTTGTAATAGTCCACCTTTCTTACCTGCTGTCTTAACCTTAAGCTCAACTTCGTCTAGTCGTTTGTACAAGTCTCTAGTTGACATATCTGTCAACATAGCATCCATACGCTGACTACACAACAACTCGCTAAGTTCTAGCGAGAAGTAAACAGTATTCATTCCTGCTTGCGACCAGTTAAGTGCCAAATTCTGTAAGAACAGCGACTTACCTGCGCCAGAGGCACCTGCAAAGATGTTTAGTTCACCTCTGTTAAAGCCACCATATAGTTTGTCATCAAGTGCCTTCCAGCCAGTAGATACCTGACCGTTGTTGTCTCTAATTGCTTTTAGTCGTCCAACTGGATCTGCAAAATAATCTGTACCAAATGTCTTTGGCAAGCCAACTTGTACAGCTTCTTTGATTAGCTTTTCTACTGCACCATACTCATGTTTCTCTAACATGTCAGAGCTTGTTAGAATAGCTTTTTCGAGTGCTTTGTACCTTGCAAACTTTTCAAATTCCTCTAGAAACCAAGAGCTATGTTGTACAGCGGTCGCGCCAATGTTTTCAATGTCCACTCCGCTAACTGCTTTAATTTGTAGCGGGTCTGGAATGTCTGCATGTTCATTTACATAAGTTTTGATAAACTCTGCGGCTTTTCTAATACGCCTATCAAAATGATCAGCATCTAAAATGTTGTTGCATCTTGCCGCTAAATCTCTATTACTAATTAAAAACTTTAGGTATAGCGTTTGTGCATCTACCCCGTATTCTTTATCCATTAATTATTCCCCCAACGCAAGGCTGTCATTGCGGCGTGTTCTTGTTCTTTAAAATCAAATATCATGTAGTCTTCTGTTATTTCTGTTTTGTAGTTATTACCTGGCAATCCATATTCTTCTATTACCCAGGCACATGCTTGGTTCCACCATTCGGTTGTATCTTGTCCTAGCTTCCAACTTAATTTGACTTTATACACACCACCGCCTTGCTAATAATTTAATCTTCAATGGCGATGTCTCAATTGCCGATAACACGCTTTGTAGTGTAGCAACTCTACCAAAGTGCTGTGCGGCATCGTTTGCATCTTTGATGCCACTTGGCCAATCCGGAAAGGACACACTCCACCCCAAATCTGCGGCTTGTAATGCTAACTTAAGGCCTGCTTTATCTCTGTCTGGTAGTACCACTGGCTCGTTATCAATGTCCTCAATAATCTTAGCCTGCTCTGGACTAATCTCATTAGTCATAATGGCAACACCATCAAGTGTTAGTGCATCATACTCGCCTTCAGTAACGATAGTATACTTGCGTAAGTGGCTTTGATGATCAAGGTTGAATACAAAGCTAGCAGGACGACTTGCAATAATTTTTGCAGTCTTTTTATCTGGCACCTCACCAATCCATCTAGCGTTATAGCCAACTAGTTTTCCCTCGTCATAAAAAGGAAGGATGACACGCTTATCCATACCTTGTATAGAACTTGTACTTGTATACCAATTAGGAACAAGTTCAAGTACTTTTCTACTGTCTAGATATTCGGCGGCTTCTAATGTAATATCGTTTACTGGCCACGGAAACTCAATGGCTGGCCAGTTTGGTTTCTTAAAAGGCTCGGCAACGATTGTTTCATCTTCTACAACCTGGTCCCATAGTTGGATTTTTAAACGTTGGATTTCTGCGTCGTCGATGCCCAAAACACGCATAAACTTGATAAGCTTGATGCCTAACTTTTGTCCGGGGCGCCAGCCTGTAGTAAAGCCGCAGTTGAAACAATGATAGCCGATTCGGTCTTGTTCAAAACGAACGCCGCCTCGATGCCTGGTGTCTGGCCTAGCTTGCCCATTGTGGACGCACATAGGGCAGTTCATGGTTAGCCAACCATTTGTATTTGATTTTAATACAGGTAGATGTGCCCGTAGTGTAGTCTCGACTATACTCATATAGAGTATAGTTTACACTCTTACTACAACTTTGTCAAGGGTACCAGCGTTAGATGGATTATCTATGCGTTTGATTCGTAGCCAACGGACACCACCATAATAGTTGTATGGGTCAATTCCAGTATAGCCATTAAAGTCTAACTTTGCTGTTGTGTAGTCCTGTGGCTTTAAGTCGGCCCATAGTGTTGATGTGCCGATTGACTCGTCCATTGTACCTTGTACAATTATACTTCCAGTCCAATTTGTAGCATAGACTGCCATGGTAAACAATGAGCTATCTTTTCTAAAGAACTGTGGTCCGTTCATTGATGTAGATACCCAATGTCCTGCTGGTTGTGTTTGTAAGTAATCGGTTATTTCGGCTGTGGCCCTGCTTGTTGGTACAACTGCATCTTTAACTTCTACGTCAAATGCACCTTGTTGGGCACGGTTCCAAGTCAATGCAGTTTCAAGTCCTTCTGCATTTACAAATGTTGCGCCTAGAGCATATATTCCACTGCCAAGCGTCATTAAATCACGTGCAAAAACAATTAAACGGCATTGTCCATTTTCAGCAACAACTGGTAATGCACGTCTACGTAAAATAGTGCTTCCGGTAGTTCTATCCCACATTGTGATAGTAACTTCTCTGCGTAAGAGGCTAACTGGCTTGCGATCGCTTCCAATTATGCTTATATCAAGAATATTATCTACACCCTTAAACCAAACAATACGCTGATCTGTGTAGCTTGCTACATGTCTAGTTGTACTAGGACCTGTGCCGGCGCCAGCATAGTTTAAAGTGGCTGTAGGAACGGTTAAATTTAAAGTTGCCATAGTAACTATTTAGCACAGCCGGAAATTTAAAATCATAAGTAAAACGATGGATAATAAGGTTAAAGAGTTCCTTGAGCGTTTCCCATTTATGAGCTTAGTGCGCTACGGGGAAAACGAATTGGTTGGTATCATACAAAATAGTGACGCTGTTGTGGTTACTATGTATGTCTACAACTTGCTAAAAGACGAAGAAGATAAAATGCTCTTTGTAGAAATGGGCGAGGAATGGTGGTGGGGTTCTAACCGTTTAATTCCTATAAACATTGTTCTTAAAGAACCTATGCGCCGCTTTACATACGCTCTTAAAACTTATAGTACTAAGGATTTTGAAGTACTATACGGGCATCAAACTAGCCTAACCAATGTAATCACAAAACGAACCAAGCGACGACAAATCAGCTTGGTTCGTAAAATGAATTAACTATATCCGTAACTGATCTCCTCGCAGATCAGATTCATTTGAGCAACAATGGCTACTGCATACGCTGTAGCATGACTCTTCTTAAAATAGTACTCACCATTCTCTGGCTTCGTCCATACTTCCTTCATAATCATCGTCCACGATTTCCCAATCAGATATCTCTTGGCGGGGCGAATCATCGCAAGGACGGCAGCTAATTGCTCCACGGAAGTAGGGCAGGTCTTCCTCAGTATATCCC